CTTAAACTATTGTGTTACCACAATAGACCCGCCGGTGAGGCGGTCCACCTACGCTTTGAGTTGAGGGCGTAGGGCCTCTCACTGAAGTCCAGTGATCTTGGTCGACGTATTTTCAAATACGCTGACCAATTTTCATGATCTAGTTTACGGCCAGATGTGGCGTAACTCGAATAAGGTTCAGTTTCAAAGTTGAAACTCCCCTCGTCGAGGTGGCCATTATCTGTTCGTACCAATGATCCTTCGCGAACTCTATCTGATCGAAGTGGTAAGTTCCACTCATATCCCATAGTGTATCGAGAAGCAGGTTCAATGCATGACATTTCAAAGCTGGTTCTAGCCTCGGCATGATAACCGTCGCTAAACGTCGCCAAGAGATGTCCCGCAAGGGTTCCTGGTGAATCACTAACTCTCCTAGGGACGAGGCTAGTACCTTTAACACGGTATCCATACAATCGTTTATCCCACGACAGTTTGTCGCTACGGATAAATGATACGTAATGGAGAATCCCAATAGGGAATCGTGACATTGGTATGTTGCCAAGCCTTCGGTCGAGTTCTTCTCTAAGGTAACTACAAGCATGCCATAATCCTTTCATGTATAATGAATTGGAGAGTGCAACTTGTGCAACCCTCAGAGAAGGGTCTTCGAGCTGACCGGTATCATCCCATTGGCGAACATACAAGGGCGTAACATCTTCGCCCTTGTAGTAGTCGCCGCCACAGGATTCTCGAAAGAATCCCGTGTGGAATGATTTGTCTCGGTTGACTTTGAGCCCAAAAGCTTCAAGATCAGCTTCGACACCGGTCGCCATCGTGCTAGGTACGAGGATATCATCCCCGTAAATAGCAACAGAATTAGCTAAACTAAGCAAATTCTGTCGAGATGGTCGCTTACCTGACTGACGTATTAAAGAATACATCACAACCGTAAAAAAGAACATCGATTCAATAGGAAAGCATAATGCTGAACCCATTGAGGAGAATTTCTTAAGGCTGATAGTTCTTCCGTCAGGCAATAACGCAGCACTAGTACGACAATCTTGGATTAGATTCAAGAAAGTCGGACAAACCTTAAAGATGTCTCTGATGGCCCCTAAAGGGACCAAATCAGAAGCATCTGAAAGATCGATAGTAGCAATGCTACCATCGATGCTGCCTTTACGCGCCCACGTACGATTTACAGACTGATCCGTAAATCGAATGGATTCAAAACCGAATCTCTTCGATTCTAAATACGACATCAGAGGCTTCGATACACTTTGCTGCATTAGCATCATGTATGAAGGTTCTACCGAAATCGTGCGCGGCGTTTTAAGCGTCTTTGGAACCTGCACAACCCTCACGGGTTCTTCCTCATCTAACGCAAGAAAGTCGATCCCCGAGATGGGGACTGATTCATTGTGTACGGTGTGGAAGATGGCAGGGAAGGAGCTTTCGCTCCTGATTGGCCACTTCCTGACGGAGTAACGTTCATTACGTTTCTCATGTCCGGCGGTAGCGCCTGACCCAAAGAGCCCTGGAAAACAATAAAGTTCTCCAGATAACTCTTCGAGGTCAGACCATAGG